AGTAACCAGTTTGTTAAAGTTAGTACACTTTATAACAAACGGTGAAATTCATGAAAAAAATATTGGCTGCTGGATTAATCGGTTTTGGGTTAGTTGGGTGTGCTACCACACCTCAGCAACCATCAGAACCTGTAAAATTTGAAAAGGTTTATCAAATAGATGGGTTAAAGCAAGGGCAAATTTATGATGGCGCACGTCAATGGTTTGCTACAGCTTTTCGCTCGGCAAATGCAGTAATTCAGTATGAGGATAAGACTACGGGTTCAATTATTGGCAAAGGTAATATGCCATACCGTTGTTCTGGGTTTGCTGATTGTATGACTGTTACGGCTGGTGATCGAGTGGATTTCACAGTGCGTGTAGATACAAAAGATGGGAAAATGAAAGTGAGTTACGATAATCTTACTCACTATAAACCAGCACAGGTAATTAGTGGAGTTCGATATAATGAAACTAATAGACCTATTACTGAAGACTATCCATCAGCTAAAATAATTATGGATGAATTAAATAAATCATCCGATCAAATGGCTGAGAAAATAAAAACTCAACAAAAAGTTAATGCCGATTGGTAATTAACATGAGCACTCATGGCATGGGTGCTCTTATTTTATTAGGCAATAAATTGTAGTGATGATATGAAGAAACTATTTATAACAGCAGGGCTAGTGAGTGCTGGATTTTTTGGGTTAACAAGCGTTCACGCAAGTGAATGTGGTTATGAGAAATTGCAAGGAAGTGAATTTTCTTTAACAGATATGTCAAAAAAATATGTGCTTAACTCTTTTTTCGTTGATCCGAATAAGGATATTTTTGCTGGAATTCAACGCAATGAAAAGAATTATGAATCGTTGAAAAATAATAAATTCAAAGTAGTAGAAACAGGCGTGCTCACCAGCACAAATGAAAAGAGATTACTTCCAACTAGATATTCAGAATTTGTTATTAATAATAAATCGTATGTGCATGATAGGGCTTTAGCCTCAAAATTATTAACATCTGACTGTAAAACTTATTATTTAAGTGGAGGTTTAACTTTAAGACCAGAATCTACGCAATTTATGTTCTTAAAAGCCGATGGTAGTAAGGCTGATGAGGGGAGCTATATTGAATTAGTTGGAAGTGCTCTGAAGCAAAAAGACACTTCTGCATCTGTAATTTTTGATCGTTTTGAAAAAATAGTTAATATAAAAACTAAAGATTTCGATAATATGTTACTGCGAGGGACATACAACCCAACAACAAAGAAACTTTTAACAAGTCAATTGTATTTGAATACATCATTTATAGGTAAATGGGGGAATATTCAAATTGCCTATGATACCGATGGAAATACTCATGAAGTTGTGAAAATTGATCGAGATGCAGACTGCTCTAATAGGTATATGGACTGTAAATTAAGTGAGATAGTTGGAGTATCATTGTCAGAACCATTTCTAAGAAAAAATAAAAATGGCTTTGAGCTAAAACTTAAAGGTCAACAAGATCGGATTATCAAAGTACCTTCCGATATCGTAGTTTCATTCTTAGATGGATTGGATGCTGCGAAAAAGAAATATTAAGATAGAAAAAAGCACCCTAGGGTGCTTTTTTTCTAGCCAAGGAACCGGCTAACTCGGCTAGAAGCTTTTTATCATGTGGTTCAAGTTCTTCTATTTTTGTTGAAATATAATCCTGATATCTTTGACCATTGGTAAGATCATCAAATTCAGATGAGATTTCACTATGAATAAATTGCTCAATAATAAATTCAGCTTTACCTAAGTTTGTTTTCAAATCGGGTAAATAAGAGTCTAGCAAGCTACCTTCACCTTGAAGGCCATATCTAAGTGCAAACTGCAATAGATTATTAATAGCTGTATTAATTGACCCGCCCTGCTGCTTTACATAAGCAAGTAAATCACCATGTATTTGGGGGTCTAATCTGGCAGGAAACCTGATTAAATCTGATTGAGACATATTTTTTTCCTCGGTGCTTGACATCAAGAGTAATATCACTATAAATTATAGTCAAGTGATATCAATATTGATATCATAAAAAAGCTCTGATAACTTTCGACGGAGATCAGAGCTTTTTGTCTACACTTAAGAGGATATAGACATGTCTAGTTTAGCATTAAGCTTTAACGAAGTGAAATTCAACCCTGTGGTTCGAGATAATGGCCAAATTTACCTAACAGCGGGTGAGCTGGCGCAGGCATTGGATTATAAAAGTGTTAAGTCTGTAAGTAATCTTTATAACGCGAATAAAGATGAATTCACGGATTCAATGACTCAAATCATCGAATCCGTGACAGCAGGGAATATCGAGGTCACTGAATCAGTGACCTCGAAACAAACACGAAATTTAAAAAAGAAAGTTAGAGTTTTCTCATTACGTGGCTGCCACCTAATAGCAATGTTTGCTCGTACTGCTGTAGCGAAGCAATTCCGCAAATGGGTGCTTGATATCTTGGACAAAGAGGTTGGTGCTCCAGTTACCAAAACCCATAAATCTGAACGTACACCATTACATGATGCTCATGCTTTACTTGTGGCTAAGACTAAACACCTAAATTCGAGTGATGCATGGAAAATCATTAATCAACGTTTTGGGACAAATCATATTGATGAAATCCCATATGACATGATTCCTGTAGCGGTTGAGTATGTTCATCATTTGATTGCTATGTACAGTAGCGCAGAGAAGAAAGGGCAAGGTTCATTGTTTGATGAAGATCAACTCGAACTCCTCAAGAGCCTGATTGATGCAATTATTACCCAAAACTTTGTTACCAGTCGAATCTATCGAGCAGTACATATGCTTGATAACGAGCAAGGACACCACTTAGCTGAATATGCTTTTAAAACCAATATTGCAATTCTAAAACTTACTCGGGCAATGGATTTAAGAGGGCCTCTTAATAGAAAAATTATTAGTGATGACCTAAAAACCATAAGCTACACAACAGGCAATCAACATTATAGCGACCGTTGGTTTCATCCATTGATGGAATCAGGAATGCTAGCTGGTGCTTTGCGAATTTCTGGTGGTTGGTAGTCTTCTAAAAAAAAGCCCTTCGGGGCTTTCTTTCTATGAAATATCTAATCATTCAGGTGCCTGTATGACGAAGGCATCTATTTAACAAACTGGTTAATAATGGCGCAATAAAAAAACCCACTCAAATGAGTGGGTTTTTTACACCATAAAATTTGTATATGAGTTATATACAAGTTCAGCAAATTTTAAATTCTATTGACAACTTTTAATATTAAACCAAGCGAAGCCGACCTTAACAAAGTCGGCTTTTTTAGTGCCTGAGAAGTTATAGAGCAAAAAAATTGATGGTTTTTTAGGTGCAGCACAATTTTGCTTTACCACTGGCTAGGGTAGCTCCCGAAAGGAAGATGGTCGTTTTGACTGTTCATACTTCTTCCTGCCAGTGTCTTTTTATTATGAGCAGTCGGAGTTCATATTATGAATATGATGTCAGTATTAAACTTAAGAGCTGTTGTTACACAGGAAAACGGCGAAGTTAAAACTACCAGTTACGCCGTGGCAGAAGCGTTTGATAAATTGCATAAGAATGTTATTAGGGATATTGAAAAATTACGCTGTTCTGAAAGTTTTAGAAAACTCAATTTTGAGCTTTGCTATGAAAACAATGAGTTACAGAACGGTAAGCCACGAAAGTTTTATCGTATGACTAAAGATGGCTGGATGTTTTTGGTTATGGGTTTTACTGGTGAAAAGGCAGATTTGATCAAAGAGCAATTCATTGAAGCCTTTAATTGGATGGCGCAGCAGCTCACTCAAACCTTTCAATCTAAGTGGGCCAGATACAATCAAATGTGTCTCGAATATAAAACTAGAAAAGAACAGGTGAGCTGTTCAGCACGCAATATGCGTTATTGGCAGGATGATAAGCCAGTATTCGAAAATGAGTTGAACAAACTGGAAAACGAGTTATCACCACAACTAAAGTTGGTTTGAATTTAACCCTATTAGATTTGAAATCCGAAAGGGTGAACCGTTGCAACGCTTATTTGAATAATGAGCTAAATCATGAAACCAGTAAAACCCATAGGGTTGGATTTTAAATCCAGCCCTTTTTTATTGCCGAAATTTTGGAAGTAAATATGACAGATAAATCTAAATGGTTTGTTTTTAAGAAAAATGATCAAGTTTTTGGATGTTTCAGGATTAAGCCTTTTTCCGATCCTGAATTTGGTAAAGCCTATAAAATGCTTTGTACCAAAAAAAGTATTTTTAGAATGAGTGCCATGCGATCTGCCCAAGAGTTTGCAAAAATTATCGCAACTCATCTTATACAGGATTGGGAAAATATTGAACTTTCAAAAACAGGAATAGCTGGTGAAAAAGAAACGCGTTATTCGCCAAAATCAGCTTATCAATTATTAATGTATGGAGATCTAGGGGCTGAGATAACTTCATGGATCTTGGAAAAGTCAAAAAGTATTGCCTAGTTAAGTCTCGATTTATTGCCGCCGTTTATGGCGGTTTTTTATTGCCTAGAGGAAAGTCAAATGGCTCAAGAAGCTCGCTTAGTAATTGTTATTGATTCGGAACGTGCGAAACGCACTGCACAAGACTTATCTGTTGAATTGGATAGCATCACCAAAAAAGGGGATTTCGCCTCGAAATCTATGGACCGGATGTCTGTAGCTACTCGTGCACTAGCAAGGTATATGGCTGGATTGGTTACTGTAAGTTCTGCCATTTCAAAGATGGATACATATACTGGACTACAAAACCGCCTTAAGCTGGTCACTAATAATCAAGTTGAACTAAATAAAGCAACGGAAGACACTTTCCGAATTGCTCAAAAAACTTATTCTGCTTGGGATTCAGTTTTACAGGTTTACCAACGCTTTAGTGATAATGCCAAAACCTTAAATCTCACTATGGATGACACTGCTCGACTAACTGAAACAGTATCAAAAGCAGTTGCGATCAGTGGTGCAAGCGCAGAAGCTGCTGATGCAGCTTTAGTCCAATTTGGGCAGGCTTTAGCAAGTGGTACATTGCGTGGTGAAGAGCTTAATTCTGTAATGGAGCAAACCCCGGCATTAGCAAAGGCTATTGCTCAAGGTATGGGGATCACCGTAGGAGAGTTGCGTTCTGTTGCAGCTGAAGGAAAAATTACTTCACAAGAAATTGTAAAAGCGCTTAGAAATGTAGAATCTGATGTTGATG